CGCGAACCACTCAAGAGCAAAAAAATAAGGCTCATTTCTGAGCCTGAAATGCGAAAAACCGCTTGAAATCAAGCGGTTTTCCTTGTATCAACTTTCACGTTGACCTATGTGTCTGCACTGCAATTTTAATACAATTCGGCAATTACTCCTCAAAACCATGGATTTTTACCCCCTATACAATTTGGCGAAATTAATTTCAAAACACGGTATTATGTACAATTATTATCATAACCATTCTGCAGGAATCAATTTTTGTTTTCCGTCTCGCCATTCGCAAACTTTATATACATTTTCAACACCTTCCCAAACTTCTTCATCTGCATGTTCAAGAACTATAATTTGAATATTTTGATTATGTTTTTTTATAGATTCTCCCATAACCTTAAACATCTTGCTAACAGCAATAATATCTTCGTCTTTTAGTTTTTGTTCATGATCAACATCTTCACTATTAGCTAATTTTCTTGGAAAATACACTTGGCTCGGCTGATCAATGATAATGAATTGTGCTAAAGGCGAATTGGAACTGTCTACTGCAAATTCTTGCATAGATAGTATTGTTGCTAAATGATAGGATATCCAATTCGAACCACTTCCTATCTGCCACAAATAGTCCAGTCTGCCATTATTATCTATCTTTAAAGTAAGATTTTTATAATCTAACTTTACTTGATTATACGGATTCTCAAGATCCAGATGAGGAAGCTTCGCCATAATTTTATTTTGAATATCACCTAAAGCTTTATTTATTCTCTGTTCTATAGCATATTCATTCACTTCCTTTTGAAGTCGCTCAATTTCCTCTTTTAAAGCTTGTATATTTTTATCTAGTTCACTATCATCAACGATACTTTTATATGTTTCCTTTGCATATTGAGCCTTTCCTATAAACTTTGATATTTCCTCCAATGTGTATCCGTATCTTTTTTTACTTTCTTGTTCGCATTCCATAAGTTTCAAACTATTTTGTACACCAGATAGTTCTTCTGATAATGTTTTTATTTCTCCATTAACTATTGCAAATTCTCTTTCGAAAGCCACAGGAATTTCACTTGCAGTATCTGCCTCTAATTCAATTCCTTTTAAATTTTCTAATAAAGTTTGTAATTCATCAGTATTATTATGTTTAGAACCACAAAATGGACAATTTGATGACTCAATTGTTAATTCTGAAAGCCAATTTGCTATTTCTAGTCTATCCCTCTGTATTGATAAATTTTTCTTATAGTCAGAAATATTATCAAAGAATGATATCATTTCCCTTTTTCTATTCGACAGAATTGCCAATTCGTGAGAAATCCTTCGTTCCCTAACTCTTAATTCAATAATATTTTTAGCAACAAGTTCGATTCCTTCAGCCGACACAGCTATATTATCAATATTTTTTTCTCCAACCTCTTCTAAATACTCTAAACAAATATCATAGGTTAAATTATCAAACTTTAATCCTTTGTCAAGCAAGCCCACTCCTTGAGCAGTTTTAAGCCATCCTTTTATTTCAATATCCCATTTTGCAGAAACCTTTTTTAGATTTTCTAACTCTTTTTCTTTCTTTATCAATTCCTTTTCCAAAATAGCAAGTCTTTTTCTTTTCCCCAGCTATTTTTAAATCTATCCAACCCAATATTGCTTTGAAAACAGGAGGAAATATATCACTTGGAATAGGAAGTTTTTTCGCCTCCTCCTCGACAAAACTGCTATAGCATTGATTACAAGTTTCAAGATTAAATCTCTCTATAATTTCAACTGCATTTGTTTTGTTTTCATCATTAAAAAAAGTTTCAACATAAGTTCTATATGTTTCCGGAGTATCTTTTCTAAGAGCATTCTCATCAAAAAATGTTTCTTTTGCTTTCTCCCAAGCAGAAATGGCATCTATATTATTTTGTGCATCATTAAATAACTTAACAATTTCTCCACTCTTATCCACGGTAATAAATAATTTAAATAACGTTTTTTGTACGGGTATTTCGTTTGAAATTACACCCATCAACCAATTGTAAAAAGTTTTCCACAAATCAACTGATTTATTGGAAACTGGATTTTGGTTAGAAGTTACACTCTTAATTTGAATTGATTCTATCTCGTTTTGAGCTCTATAAATACCAACATCGTCAAACACTTCCATACTAACTATATCACCATTATTACAACCAATTAAAGAATATAACATATGAAATGCCTGTATCATATAAGCATATACTTTGTCTGGGACATGAGTGTTTTTAATATTAAATTTGCTATCCACTTGTTAATTCACCACTATTCATGTAAACTTTTTTAACAATATTATACCATTAAATCCCTAATTCGACAATACATTTCACAAAAAATTTACAACAAAAAATGAGAGGCATTGCCTCCCAGAGTATGTTGGTGTGGTTTATTTTTATAATATATACTCTCTTTTCGTCCCATCCTTAAACTCAAATATTATTTTTTCTTCAAGTACCGATATTTTTTCAATGGTGCTGTTGAACAGTTCTTCATCGAAGGTTCGCAGTATTGTGTTTTGTTTTAATGTTTCAATGAAGTCTTTACATTTTTGATTTTGGATATATGCTTCATTTTTCTCTTTTTCAAGCTGTTGTTGTTTTGCCTGTGCTGTTTCATATTCTGCCATGAGGTTATTAAAGGTTTCGGCATATTCATTCTGCGGTATAACCATCCGACTATTAAGTTTTACATACTCATTTACGGCATCAAGCTTTGTTCTTGTTTCTGCTTTTGCCATGCACAGTTTTTTATCAAGTTCTGATACATCACAAACTTTAAGGACCGTTTCTTCTATGAAGTCAATCAGTTCTTCCCTATTTTCTATGAGTTCATTGAATATTTTTACAAACGCTTCCTGAAGTTCTGTTTCCGAAAGATGAGGTGTTTTGCATTTTTCTTTATTCTTGAACTTGTTATTACACTGCCATATGGTTCTTTTATATTTAGAATTACTATGCCACACCTTTGAACCATACATACCACCGCAGTTTCCGCAGAATATTTTTCCTGAAAAACAGCTTGACGTTGTCATATAGTTTTTAGAGTTTTTACGTTTTTCAAACTCCTGCTGTACCAGGCTATACACTTCCTTTGAAACAATCGCCGGATGGCTGTCCTCAACATAATATTGTGGTATCTCCCCCTCATTCATTTTCTTTTTCTTTGTAAGAAAGTCTGTTGTAAATGTTTTCTGCAGGAGTGCCGCACCTTTATATTTTTCATTTTTAAGTATTGATTCTACTGTTGACGAACGCCATATATCTTTATCTCTCGGAGTCGGTATATTTTGTTCCGTTAAATACTTTGCAATATATGTAGGTGTTTTGCCTTCAATAAACATCCTGTAAATCTTCCGTACAATTCTTGCTTCTTTTTCTACCACCTTCGGCTGACCGTCATCACCACGTTCATAGCCAAGAAAACTGCTGAACGGCATAATCAGCTTGCCGTCTGCAAAACGTTTTCTGTGTCCCCATGTTACGTTCTCGGATATACTTCGGCTTTCTTCCTGTGCCAAACTTGACATTATCGTAATCAGCAATTCGCCTTTCCCGTCAAAGGTATAAATATTTTCCTTCTCAAAGAAAACCTCAACATTATGTGCTTTTAATTCTCTTACAGTTACAAGGCTGTCAACAGTATTTCTTGCAAATCTGCTGACGGACTTTGTGATAATGAGGTCTATTTTCCCGGCAAGTGCATCCTTCACCATTTCATTGAATCCGTCACGATGTTTTGTATTCGTTGCAGATATACCTTCATCGGCATAAACCTTTACAAACTCCCAGTCATCATTTTTCTGTATAAATTTTGTATAATGGTCTACCTGTGCTTCATAGCTTGTCTGTTGTTCCTCACTGTCGGTTGAAACTCTTGCATATGCCGCAACACGGCGTTTTTGCTTTTCTTCCTCTTTTACACTTGCAAATATGTACTTTGTTTGCGGTATTACGGTCACTGTCTTTGACATTACAGATAACGCCTCCTTTGGTTATAGTAGTTTCGTGCTTTCATTTCATTGCTCCATTTACGGTCAATTTCCCATTTCCTTAATTTTTCCGAACAGTCTGCAAATACAAACTGCACTTCATTATCCGGATGAACAATAATTTTCGATATTTCTTTATCAAAATCATCTGCAAACCGAATTAATATTTCATCCGGAATTTGTTTGTTTGAGCAATACTCCTTACCCTTATGGTTATATGTACGGCATTTCCACACAAAATGCTCTGACGGTGTATTGCTCTGAACTTTCTTTCTTGAAAATTTGCATCCACATTCACTGCAGAAAACCATATCTTTAAACCTATACTCATAAGCTTTTACATGAGGATTTTTCATTTCCTTTTCGGATATAATCCTCTGTACCTTTTCAAAATCATCTCTTGATATTATCGGCTCATGATTTTCGGTTACATAATACTGCTTCAATCTGCCATCATTTTTCATTGTACGCTTTGACATATGATTCTCGGAATAATACTTCTGAAGATGCAAGTCACCGATATATTTTTCATTTTTAAGTATTTCAATAACACAGCCTTTACTCCATGTTCTGTTTTTCGGTGACGGTATCTTGTTTTCATTAAGATATTTTGCTATCAGATTTGAGCCTTTTCCATCTAAATACATTTCAAATATTCTTTTTACCACTTCAGCCTGTTCTTTATTTACCGTCATTTTTCTTTTCTTTATGTCATAGCCGTAAATTGTAAATCCATTAGGAATCCCTTCTTCATAATTATTCCGAATTCTCCATTTACAGTTTTCGCTCACCGACAGGCTTTCCTCCTGTGCAAAAGAAGCGAGGATAGTAAGCATCAGCTCACCATCCCCGCTTATACTATGAATATTTTCTTTTTCAAAACAGACATCTACACCAAGTGTTTTCAATTCTCTTACAGTCTCAAGAAGTGTTACAGTATTTCTTGCCAATCGGCTGATAGATTTTGTAAGTATCATATCTATCTTCCCGGCATTGCAATCCGCTATCATACGCTGAAATTCAGTTCTTGAATCCTTTGTACCGCTGATTGCTTCATCTGCATATACTCCGGCATATTCCCAATCCCTTTGACTTTGGATATATTCGCTGTAATAGCTTATCTGTGCCGAGAGCGAATTAATCATTGCATCCTTACCGGATGATACCCTGGCGTATGCCGCTACTTTTTTACGTTTTAGTAAATCAAGTTTTGTAGGTAATATTTTCTGTACAACTTTTCCCATAAGCATTTTTCCTCCTTATCATTGTACGTCTATATTACCGTACAATCCGCATAAAGTCAAGGAATTTTAGGGTTATATACTGCCGATTAATGGGCAGTATTTCCCTATCAACTTTGTATCAATTTTCTTGTATTCTTTCTCGGTTATGAGCCCATTATTAAGCATTGATTTTACAACTGCACGTGATGTCTGATAATTCTTCTCACATTCAAACTGTTCCTTTGTCATCATACAATTCATAATCTTCGCACTCCTCTGTAGCAAAAAAATAAGTCCATAAGGATAATTCCTCATAGACTTATTTCAAAGTTTTATTCAGTTAAAAGTTTCTTCCATTCCATCCCCATTCAGATATAGGGTGGTACGTCACATATACCACATTTCCCGGAATTCCCAGTTCTTTCTCATAAAGCTCACAAATTTATGCTGTCATCTTATCATACGCATCCGATGGCGCATTACCAAACAAACTGACTGATAAATATGCTCCTTTTTCAAGCTTTTCTCCTGCCATCCACAAATCGTAATTATCTTCAATTCCTACCATAAGATAAGTTTCTGATTTGTTAAGAGTAACCATCATTTTCCCAAGTTCTGCTTTAATCTTCTCTTTCTTTTCCTGTGTCAAGGACACTGTTATTTTTGAATCAATAAATGGCATTTTCTTTCTCTCTCATTATTTTTATTTTATTCATTTTAATTATACCTTAAAATTCATATAAAACTCTGGGTTTAGTTTCCCACTCACTAAGATTTTCTCTCCAGTATCCTGCCCACTGTTTCATATGTTCATATTCCGGATGCTTGGGATTCTTTATTATTTCAAGAAATTCTATAAATCCATAAACTCCACCAACATCTTCAGGCGGTGTTTGCCCTTTTGCTTCCAGTAAATACGGTGATTCTTTATCATAATCGTCTAAAACTTTAAGAATTTTTACTT